TAGCACAAGCCTTCCAAGACCACTATAGGAAGATCTATCCTGTAGTATCAATACCTACCGGTGCTGCTTCTTCTGATAAGCATGTACTGGCTAACCGTGACTGGATTCGTCAATTTGATGAAGTAGTACTAATGGTCGATCAAGATGAGGTCGGTCAACTGGGTGCAGAAAAGCTTGCAAAGATTATCGGTCAAGACAAAGTAAAGATCGCAAGCTATCCAGAAAAAGACCCTAACGAACTCTATGTTAAGCAAGGCGCTAAGGCTGTTATGGATGCCATCTGGAACGCTTCCAGTTGGAGTCCTGCCGGTCTTATTGCCTCATCAGAGACCTGGGATGCGTATAAAGCTGAGATTGATGCTGAATACGTTCCATGGCCTCCGTTTGCAACAGAGCTCAATAAGATGTCGTACGGTCGTCGTCTCGGTGCAATCACTATGATTACATCAGGTACAGGTATGGGTAAATCCTCTTTCTTGAAGGAAGATCAATATCACCTACTGAATACTACTGAACACAAAATCGGCGTATGTTCTCTTGAAGAGAGCTTGTCTGAGGCTGTTGGAGGTATTATGGCTCTTCACGCTAACAAGCGTATTGGTCTGCCTGATGTAGAGTTAGAAGAAGGAGAAGAACGTAAGTTGTGGGAAGAGACTATGGGCGATGATCGCTTTATGTTCTTGGATCACCAAGGTTCTGTATCAGATAACTCTCTTACTGATAAAATTGAATACATGGCTCTTGCTGGATGTAAGTACATCTATCTTGATCACATCACTATTGCTGTTTCAGAAGTAGAGGGAGATAACATCAACCAAGCTACTGATAAGCTAATGAGTGATCTGCTTAAGATTTGTAAGCGCCATAACATTTGGCTTGGTGTAGTCTCTCACTTGCGTAAGACTAACAACAACCAGAAGTCTTTTGAAGAAGGCGCTGTTCCTTCTGATGATGACCTTAAAGGCTCAGGTTCTTTGAAACAAATTGCTATGCAGATTATTGCTATCTCACGTAGTAAGATTGAAGAAGACCCTACTAAGCGTAATACAAGTTCTCTATGGATTCTTAAAGACCGTTTTACAGGTCGTACAGGTCCTGCAGGCAAGTACCGCTTTGTTGAGGCTACAGGTCGTCTACAAATCCTTGATACAGAAGACTTCAGTGAAGACTTAATCTCGTTATAATGAGAACCTATTTCTTCTTTGATCTTCCCTTTAATCAAAAGGATAATTTCAAAACAATGGCTGGTAAAGGTTCCTATATATGGCTTAAAAGAGGTGTATGGTGTGTGAAGGTTGATTCTGATAACATTTCACGACTATGCGCTGCTTTTAGCCATGCCTTAATAGATATGGACAAGTATCAGCTGGATGCAATTGACTACGAAACTTCTCTCGAGTATGCTAACTTCTATCTAGACAATAAAGAAGCTTTAAAGAAACAAGAAAAGCAAGCCCAGATAGATCAAGCAAAAATAAGAATTAAGGCTCTACCTAACAACAATGAAGGACTTAAAGTCAGATGGCGAATACTATACCCTCGACATAGTTTTGAACCTATTATCAAAGGTTCTATGGAACCGTATAATGTTGAGTATGTACTGACCTATTCTGTCTTTACTTTGGATAAGATGTTTGAAGAGTTAAGTTGGCTGCATGAAACGAGAGATAAGCGAGAAAAGGCGCAAAAGGAAAAGGATGAATTTGTACTAAAGATAATAGAAGATGAGCTACCCAAGGAAGTTGAAGGCTATGCGGTTACATACCACATGGAGCACTACGACGACTTTAGGGCTGCTGCAGATAGCACTAAAATCTGTTCTATTATCGCTGTTATAGAAGAGCTAGATATTAACTGTAGAACATACATGTTTTATAGTATCGATCGGTTCTACAGTGACTTATTGGAAGGGAATAGCCCAATAGATACCCTCAAGAAACAGATAAAGGTTAATAAGGATTTGCTTAAGTAAAATCTACATTAACCCCTGTTGTATATAACCTCCTCTAAGCAACTGTGGGGCAGCGCTCCGCTTTTAACTCCTTTCGGCGTAGAGCGCTTTATTTAGACCCGGACATGTCTTAAAACTGTCCTTTTTAACGAAAAGAGTATATTATGAGAAATAAAAACGGAACCATATCTCCGGATGTAGCATCGGCAAATTCGTGGAATAGCCACTTAAAACCCAATACTGCTACTGCTTTAACTTTTAAAACTAAAACAGAACTCTATGAGTGGATGGATATGCACCCGCTGTGGACTGATGCTAACAAAGATCAGTTATACACCATCTGGAGAACCCTTAAATTATAACGAGACAATTATGACCGATAAAATTGATAGATACTGTGGCATTGAAATCGACCTAAGCCGTGATGATCTTTTAGAAGATTATTCTGTAAAAATGCTTACTGATTTCTATGCTATGGACGGAGAAACTTCTCCACAACAAATCTTTGCACGTGCTTGCGTTGCCTGGAGCACTTTCAAAGGTGAAACAGACTACGACATGGCAAAGCGACTATACTTCCACGTATCCCACAAACACTTCCTCTTTGCTTCACCGGTGCTATCTAATGCACCTCGTAAGGAAGAGAAGGCTCGTGGTATGCCTATTAGCTGTTTCTTAGGTTATGTGCCTGATACAGTTGAAGGACTTATCGATCACTCCTCTGAATTGCGCTGGCTAAGCGTAATGGGTGGAGGCGTCGGTGGACACTGGGGTGATGTACGATCAGTGAGTGAAATTGCTCCTGGCCCTATTCCCTTTATGTCTACTGTAGATGCTGACATGACTGCATACAAACAAGGTAAAACACGTAAGGGTTCTTACGCTGCTTATCTTGATGTAACTCATCCAGACATCCTCGAATTCATTAACCTTCGAATACCTACCGGTGATAACAACCGTAAGTGTTTGAATCTACATAACGCTGTGAACATCACAGATGACTTTATGAAAGCAGTAGAAGCTGGTGAAGACTATGAGCTTATTGACCCTAAGATTGGTTCAACAGGTGAATTCCTCTCCGCTCGCAAAGTATGGCAAAAACTTCTCGAAACACGTTTTCGTACAGGTGAACCATACCTTAACTTTATTGACACTGCTAATGCTGCTCTACCTGAGCAAATGAAGCAAGCTGGTCTTCGTATCAATGGTTCTAACCTATGTAACGAAATCCACCTCCCTACTAACGCTGACCGTACTGCTGTATGCTGCCTATCTTCTCTTAATCTAGAATACTATGATGAATGGAAAGATACTAAGCTCGTCAAAGATCTTGTCCGTATGCTTGATAATGTAATCGAATACTTTATTGAGAATGCTCCAAGTGCTTTGCATAAAGCTGCTCGCTCCGCCGCCGCCGAACGATCAATTGGTCTCGGTGCTATGGGCTTTCATTACTATCTCCAACGTAACAACCTTTCTTTCGGAGATGAAACAGCTGCTAAAGTCAACAACGAGATCTTCCAAACGATTAAAGAACAAGCCTCTCAGGAAACACGCAATCTAGCTGATATCCGTGGTGCTTGCTCTGATGTTCGAGGAGTGCGAAATGCTCACCTAATGGCTGTCGCTCCTAATGCTTCTAGCGGTATTATCTTAAGCACCTCTCCTAGCATCGAACCTGCGTCATCCAATGCATATACGCACAGGACTCGCAGTGGTTCCTTCCTCGTTCAAAACCCTTATCTCAAGGATGTTCTAAATAATATCGACATGGATAACCAAGAGACATGGAGTGAGATTATCGCTGCTCAAGGCTCTGTACAAGAGCTTGAATGCCTTACTGACCACCAAAAAGATGTGTTTAAGACTGCTAAAGAGATTGACCAACTTGATGTTGTTCGTCTTGCAGGTGATCGTCAAAAGCACATTTGTCAAGGTCAAAGCGTTAACATCTTCTTTGAAGCCGGTATCGATCGTGGTTATGTCCACAAGGTACACTTCGAAGCTTGGAAACAAGGCCTCAAGGGTCTATACTATTTACGTACTAACTCTAAAGCTAACACAGAAAATGTGGGTGCTAAAGTAGAACGTGATGCACTCAAAGATAGTCGTGAAACTATCGTATACGGTAAAGAAGGCTGTCCTTTCTGCGTTAAAGCAAAGGATCTTCTTGCTGCTCACCAAGTCGATTTCGAGTATATCGATCTCGATGAACTAGGAAAAAGCGCTGCTGAAGTAACAGGGCGTAAAGTAACAACCGTGCCACAAATCTATATTGATGGAGAATATGTCGGAGGCTATACTGATCTCGAAAGCTACTTTGCTATGGGAACAGGTACAGACGATGACGAATGTAAGGCATGTGAAGGATAATAACAATGACATTACTTGAAGAATCAAAAGTTTACCGGCCTATGCAATACGAATGGGCTGAGACTCTTCGTAAGACGCATGAAGAAATTCATTGGGTCGCTGAAGAGGTAGAATTATCCGAAGACATTACTGATTGGAAGCTAAAGCTTTCCGAACAGGAAAAGGACTTCGTGAAACATATTCTTCTTCTCTTTACTCAGTCAGATGTGGCTGTAGGCGGTAACTACTATAACTTTATCATCCCCCGTATCAAGAACAACGAAGTACGTAATATGCTAGGAAGCTTTGCAGCACGTGAAGCCATCCACCAAGAAGCTTATGCACTACTACTCGATACTCTCGGTATGGAAGATGAACACTCTAAATATCTCGAATTTCATGAGATGTATGAAAAAATCGACTGGATGACTACAGGTCACTCTAACACTCAACAGGGTCTTGCTCTATGCTTGGCTCAGTCTACCTTTAACGAAGGCGTAGCACTCTTTGCATCATTTGCAATGCTACTTAACTTCCAACGTTTCGGTAAGATGAAAGGTATGAGTGTTGTTAACCAGTGGTCTTTGCGTGATGAGTCTATTCACGTTGAAGGCAATGCTAAGATCTTCCGTACTTTATGTGCTGAACATCCTCGTGTTGTTAACGACGAACTCAAAGCCCAGATCTATCAGATGGCTCGTGATGTAGCTGCCCTTGAAAATGACTTCATTGATCTAGTCTATAAAGACTACGAAATTGAAGGGCTGTCAAAGAACGACCTGAAGATTTATATTCAGTACATGGCTGATCGTCGCCTTATCCAACTCGGACTTAAAGGCAACTTCGGCGTAAAGGAAAACCCGCTACCTTGGATGGAACATATCCTCTCAGGTAATAATCACACTAACTTCTTTGAAGCCCGTGTTACAGACTACTCAGTAGTAGGTATGACAGGCGACTGGGAGTATGGAGAATAAAATGATATACAAGATTGTATCAACGATCTTCTATGCAATATACTACGCTTTAGGATGGACTACCGCCGCTGTATTAACTCGGATGGAGCCATTCCTAAAGCAAGTAATTGCCATACTAACAAAGTAAAGGAATAGAAACATGAACCGGAAACGTATTGAACGTATTAACCGTATTGAAACAGAAATCACTGCACTAAGGCAGGATCTACATAAGCAACAACGTCGTGGTAAGATTGAAGAAAAAGCAATTGTCGCTACTCCCCTAGCTATTATCTCTAGCGTTTTGCTTGCTATTGTAGTATCTGCTCTAAGTAGCATTGTAATGATTGGA